AGTAACAGACGTCCCGGTGGGCTTGCCGCGACTATGCCGTAGCTTCGGACGCCTCAGGCGAGTTGTCGTACTCTTCAAGTCCGTCACCGTGGGCAACTTCACCCTCGGGTTCGGCTGCGGGCTCCGGGGTTGGTTCCGCTTCGGCGGGATCGGCCGCATACCCGTTGAGTACGTGGGCTGCCCAGGCGAGGGCATTCTTGGCTTCGCGCGGCTTGTCCTTTTCGCGGGCAATGTCGTAGGCTTTCACCATTTCTTCCGTGATGCCATTCTCAAGGCCGAATTTCTTGAGGGTCGCCCCGGCGTGGAATCCGGCCGTCTGCCGTCCCTTGTGAAACCCCTTCGGGTATTTCTTAGCCACTTTTTCCTTGGGCTTCGCTTTTGGTGTGATTCTCTTTTTGACGGGCTCGGGATCGGCCGCCGTCCCGCCCTCTTCCTTCACGATATCGTTCAGAACTTCGATTTCGGAATCGGGATCTTTGGTCAGGACCTCGATGATCCGGTCAAGTTCGGCGGAGAGTTCACCATCCTTGATTTCGACGGCGGTGAGATCGAGATCTTTGATCTTCACGGCTTTTTTGGTCAGGATGTCACGGTTCCATGTTTTCGCGGTCGGAAACCCAAGTAGTTCGTAAACGTTTACGACTGTACTCCGGTTCAAAGTGAGTTTGGCCATTGCTCGCTCCTTTCAGGGGGTTGGTTCTGGCTCGTCATTCTGTATGTCATCATCATATCGGTTCGTTCTGATTAAATCGAGGGGTGATAATCGGAAAAATTATTCTTCGCAAGAGGCCGCCAGGACCCATCCTTTGTCGAAAGTGGACGGTTCGCAATCCCCAACCCATTCAACCCGAGCTCGGATCCAAAACGCGCTGTGGCGCCACCTGAGGGTCCTGCCCGTGATTGTTACGTTGATGGCAATGTCACCTGCCATTGATGCCCAGCGAAAATCGCACCCCGGGAAGCCTGAGTCGACAAAATCATCACCAGGTAATAGGCGGCCAGGGATTCCGCCATTCACCTCAAGGGCCGTCCCGACCCCGGGACGGTAATACCCCCCGTCAATTTTGACTGTGTTGGCGACTGGCTTGCGTTTTGTGGCTTCCATTTCATCCTCCTCGGGTTAAGGGTCACTCCGCTCTTGAAGCTTAGCGGAGTATCAGAGTTTAGTCCACCCCAAAAATGTTCTGAATTAAGGGCCATAGGTATTGATAAAACTCTGATACTTGCTAAGCTTCAAGAGCGGGAGGGGGGAGGCCCCTCCGCTTGGCCCCGAGCTGAAAGGCGACAATGGCTGCCATGACTGCTGCTGATTTCCTTGCTGAAAACGGCTTCAAGCCCATATCGTTTTGGGAAACCTTGGTTGACTTTTTCTCCCTCATGAAAACTTGGAAGGCGAACCATGGCCATGAAAATGACAAATGGTAAATGCACGTTTTGCTCATCGCGGGACCCCGGTTGCGAGCCCGGGTTTGCCACGCACGCCAACCGCTTCGCCCGCGAAGAACTGATGTGTCCCGAATGCGGCGACCACTTCGCGGTTGATTTGGTGCCGGTTTTGTGCGAATGCGGAAAAGCGAAAGACCCCTTGGCCACCTTATGCTCAGTTTGCAAGCATCACCACTAACCCCGTACCAAGGAGACCGACAATGGCTAAATTTGTGATTAAAATTCGAGAAGAAGGACGCGGAAAACCCAGCGTCAAGCGGTTCAAATATTTGGCTGAGGCCGAGACATTCATCCGCGAGTATTGGATGGGGTCAGAATACATCGACCACGCCAACGGATTTCACACTGATTATTCGACATTCGAGCTCGAGGGGTTCAGCTTGTACGATCTCGGCCGCCTCAACTACGTTTACGAGGGCGGCGACCTGATGTACGCTGACTGGACCTGGCATTCGGAGACGACGGTGGCCGAATGGGATAGGCCCGACAACGGCGATTACTCGCCGACCTACTATCGACCCGCGCCAGCCGTACCAGTCTCGGCGCCCGTGACATTGTACGATACGGATGATGTTCCGTTTTAAGGCTGGACAAAACTCTGAACCTTTGCTAAGCTTCAAGTGAGGAGGGGAGGCCCCTCCCGCTGCCCGTACCACCTGAAAGGACTTGATTATGACCACCAAAGACGCCCTCACCAAACTTGAGCTGACCCACGACCGGCTTTCGGCCGCTTTCGACCTCGTCCGAGATCCGACGGACTGGCGAGCACCCATCGACTTCACGGGCGACCTGCACGTGGACGACGGGCTGGCGGCTATCGAAGCCATCCGCTTCTTCACAGCGACGACGCCTACGCTGGAAGTCTTGACGACTGGCGAAGTCCGCATCAAGTCGGTCGGCTACCGGGCTGGCCCTGCTGGACCGTAGTGAGTCCGTACTGAGGGTCGAATTGTACGAATTAATCGAGGTTTTTGTCCGGAAACCCGAGCCCGTGAAAACCGGCCACAGACCGCCAAGGAAGCCTTGCCAAGACTCTCAAGATCCGCTAAGCTTCAAGAGCGGGGGACGGGCCTCCGCTCTGACCGTACCACCTGAAAGGACCTAACTATGAAAGACGCTCTCACCAAACTCGCCGAATCCCTCGCCCACGGCGCCGTCAATGTCTACGATCCCGCTGAGGCGATGGAAAAGCTCGCTGAGCTGAGTTCGCTGTTCTATGACCTCGGCGCCTCATGCCTCGGGAACCCTAATGCCCGCGAATGGCTCAATCACATGTCGGATAAAATCGATAATGAAGTCGCCAAGATGGAAGAGGAGGTGGACGAACTGTTCGATGACAGCGGCGAGTGCGAGTATTGCGGCAAGGCCTGGGATTACGATCACGAATGCCCGGGGACGCTGTCTGAAGCCCGTGAATGCGAAAAAATCGAAAGGGACTACCGATGATCTATGCCAAAAATAAACATTGGGAAAACGGCAACGATTCCAATAAATCGGGACCCCTTCACCCTGGACAATACTCTCAAGTTCCGCTAAGCTTCAAGTGAGGAGGGGAGGCCCCTCCCGCCCGTACCACCTAAGGAGGCCACCATGACCAAATTCAAACCAGGAACCGAAGTGACCCGGCTCAACGGCCGGAAGCGCGTCACCGGCTATGTCGTCGGCGACTACTACTACGCACGGCGGGGCAAAACCCGCGAGCTCGCGGCCATCGTGACCGGCGACCCTACAAGCCTCGACAAGGTTTTCACCCTTGTGGTCGGCAAAGATGAGAGCGTCTGGTTCGGCACCTACGACGAAGAGCTACGACCCACAGGCGCTTCGGTTGAGCCAAGTGTCGCCTTTGCCCGGTTCGATGATGTGAAGCGGGACATCGCCAACAGCAAGGCCAAACGCCGGTCCAACGCCTACGAAGAGTCCCGCGAAAACGGCCTCTACGACCTTGAGGACGGCGATGCCATCGAAGTCGATTACTCTGATGTGGGGTGGCGGGAAGCCAAGTTCGCCGGGTTCGTAAGCGGGAGCGGGAATGTTCGGTACCTCCGCAATGGCCGCAAGCGAACTACTCACCCCTCAAATGTCAGAATTAAGGGGTGAGGCCCTGGACGAGACTCTGAACCTTTGCTAAGCTTCAAGAGCGGGAGGGGGGAGGCCCCTCCGCTTGGCCCCCGGAGCAATGCCATGAAAGTGACCCGTGAATTTCTCGCCCCGCTGGCTGAAAAGTCAAGCTACGGCACTTTAATCCTCGTGATTGAAACGGCCAAAAATAATCCCGAAAAATTCGGTAAAGAAGTCATCGAGTTTTTGGAAGAAGTCGCGAGCGAACGTCGCCGCGAGAAGGCTGAATTCGATGCCGCGATGGGCAACACCGCCTAGAAAGAAGCATCATCATGCTGAACAAACTGACCTGTGAATTTTGCGAAAAAGTGACCGACGAATTCGGAGATGTCGAAGGCGCTATCGTTTGCGGGGACTGCCTGGGATGGTACGGAAAACCATCCCCGGAAGTTCTGGCCTATTTGAAATCGACTCTTGAGGACAGCCTAGAGGGCTGATATTACGTTTACGACCCCGTACCACGAAGGAACTGACCATGACAGACGCCAATCTTCAAGCCATCAAAGAACGCCTCCGCAAACTTCTGAATGTTGCCAAGGAGGGCAGTAACGCGACCGAGGGCGAGATGAACAATGCGATGGTAATGGCCACCCGGCTAATGGCCAAGCATCACCTCGACCCCAGCGACCTGACCGACCCGAAGACCGTCATCGAAGAGATGAAGGAACACGCACGGAACGCCGCCAAGGGTCGCTACTGGGCAACGGTCGGCGGCAAGTTTTTCGCCTGGGAAACCTCCCTCGCCTTGTTCGTCGCGGACTTCGCAGGCGTGGAAGTCTACTGCGACAATCTGAAAAGGGACGCACGATACCCCTCAGGCCTTGCCCGAATGAATGCCGATGAGGAATCCTACAAAGGCAAGTCGTTCGTTTTCTACGGGGTGGCCGAGGACGCCGCGTTCGCGACCAACCTGTTCTACGAATTATGGCCCACCACTTGGTACGCCGGCATGATGAAGTTCGGCAAGGCCTACTCCGGGGACGGCGGCAAGTACTGCCAAGGTTTTGTCGCGGGGATGCGAGCGGCGCATACGGCCACCAACGTAACCATCAACCTGGAAAACGGTAACGACCGAGGGCTGATAGTAGCGAACGGACGCCGGGAGATCATAACCCTCAAAAAAGGATTGGCCAAGGATTACCTCCGAAGCGAACTTGGCATAAAGTTGGGTAGCGGAGGTTCACGGAGCGGGGCCAGAGGAAGCGCCGCCGCCTACGGCGAGGGGAAATCGGATGGAGCCAAGCAGAGTGTAACACGGAAGGCAACTAAAAAACTGACCTAAGGAAACCTGATGCAAATCGAAGAATCGCCCGATGGTAAAATCACTCCAGTCACCAACGATGCGGGCGATAAGGTCTATTATGTGACCAAACACCAATGCCCAGGCTGCGAATGCGATCTGTATACTTGCAGTTGCCCGCATTTTCAGATGGGCATTTTTCGAGGTGGGGGTAACCCGTTCGCCGCACCTTGCAAACACATTACCCTCGTAAGAGAACACGAAACCGATGGCCGCCCTGAACACATCTGAAGACGCTGAAAAAGCGAAAACAACGCAGGCATCAAAGACCACTGAGGCTTTGATGAAATCCGAAGGTTTCGGCCTCGACAAGATGATGAGTACGGGGAGGCTGAAGCAACGGTTCGCGTGCGCGCCATTCAGCGTCTGGAATACCAGGGCGGGGGATTGGCAGGCCCGTCGCAGGCTTTGGTTGGAGAGGGGCATCCTCAGCGAGTGTGGGCGCGCTGATGAGCTGACCTACAACGACGCCGCGAACCGGAAGGCTGCCTACGATTACCTGAAGGATAATAATCTAGACGCCTCGGTCGCCAGCGACATGGCCGGCGCGATCAAGGAGTACGAGCAGACCGGGACCCTCAACATGGACAAGCCCGGTCGCAAAGGCCATGTCGCCTACAACGATGAGCACCTACGGAAGATCATCGGGATGAAGCGGCTCTCCGGGACCTCGATCTTTGACCCGGTCGTTTGTGAACTTTGCTACACTTGGTGGTGCCCACCTGATGGCATCATTCTCGACCCGTTCGCCGGTGGGTCCGTACGGGGCATCATCGCCTCGCTTCTGGACCGCAAATACCTCGGCATCGAACTACGGCCCGAGCAAGTCAAAGCAAACCAGGAACAGCTGAATGAGCGAACTGTTGGCAAGTATGAACCTAAGTGGCGCGAGGGCGATTCCTATGAGATCGTGCCTACGGCACCGATGGTGGACTTCATCATGTCGTGCCCGCCGTACGGGAACCTCGAGGTGTATAGCAAGGACGCCCGGGATGTAAGCAACATGACCGCCGAGGCATTCGATGTTCGGTATCGCGATATCATCATCCGGACCTGCGCCCGTCTGAAGGAGAACCGGTTCTGCGCGTGGGTGGTCAGCAATTACCGAACCAAGGCCACCGGCATCATGAATGATTTCGTCGGCCAAACCATCAAGGCGTTTAATGACGGCGGCCTCGAACTCTACAATGACATCATTCTGATCAACAATGTCGGAACCGGGGCGATGCGGGCAAACACGAATATGCTTCGCGGAGCCCGAAAAATGGTGAAAGTTCATCAAAATGTTTTGGTATTCGTCAAGGGCGACCCTCGCGCCGCCGGGGAACTTTGTCCGATTTATGTGGAGTAGGCTGGCCAGTTTGGTGTAGTAGGGTTTACGCTTCTGACGCGAGGAGTGTATCCTTTGATGGCATAGCGGGTTAGAGGCCGTTTCGGGCAAGCATTACACGCCCACCCCCTATCTGGGTAAAACCCATGGCTAAAACGACCACAACGACCGTTTCTGAATCGCAAACTTCACAATGAAGCCGAAGAAGAAGTTCCGTTTTAGGCTTACCAAGACTCTGAACATCTGCTAAGCTTCAAGAGCGAGAGGGGGTGGCCCCCTCCGCTTGGCCCCCGGAGCAATGCCATGACACGTGAAAAAGCCCTCGCGATCATCACAACCCTTTATGCTGATTTCAACGGGAAAACATGCCATACTTGGTTTCTGATCGAAACGGCCGAATGGATTCTGGCAAACCCAGGAGCCGACCCAAACAACGAGTAACCCGTACCACCCGGAGCAACCCATGAACATTTATGAACGCAACATCCGCTGGAACGTCCGCAATTGGGCGTGCGGCCTCACCGAGGCCGAGTGTCATACTGAGATCGCTAATTGGTATGACAACCCTATGATGACCCTCAACGTCAAGGCCATGATCGAATGGTGCTGCGAGGGCGACTTCTGGACTTCCTCCCTCTAACCGCGACCGTACCACTGAAAGGACTCGCATGACTATTCTCACCGAAATACGGAATACCCCACTCACCGCCGAACAACACGCCGCCGCCGAGGCCAATTATGACCTTTACAAGGGTCTCCTCGATACGACGGTCCGTGGATTCGTAAACAAGTATGGCGGCAATTATGAGGACCTCCGCCAGGACGCTGAAACCATCTTTGTTCAGTCCCACACCTATGGACCGGGCGAGGGCATGACGATGCAGGGCCACATCCGCTCCTGCGTTTGGATGCGGCTAATCGACCAGCACCGAACCACGATCAGACGTGGCAAACGCCATGTTGACTTTGACGCCGCTATTTCATGCAGCGTCGAGGACACCAGCGAAGACCGGGTCCGGGGTCTGATGGCCGATCTTACTGAAGACGCCAAGACCCTCCTCCGACTGTTCACCGACACGCCGACTGAACTGCGGGAGATCGTGAATGACGGTCGCGTATCCAAAAATAAATGTGCCGCTGTCCGCCTAGCATTCCAGAAATATCTCCGAGATAAAGGCTGGGACATTCGCCGGGTCTTCGAATCGTTCGAATCCCTAAAAGAAGTTGTCAACGAATGAATACTTGGAAAGTAATCGAGGGCGATAGTAGGGTCACAATCGCAGGCCTCCCGGCCGAATCTGTCCACGCCATCGTGACCTCGCCACCGTACTTCCAACAGCGGGATTACGGGCATGGGGACCAGATCGGCGCCGAGAAATGGACCTCATCATACGTAGCAAACCTGGTTGAGGTATTTAGACAATGCCGGCGTGCGTTACGGGATGACGGCACCCTGTGGCTAAATATTGGCGATAAGATTCAGGATGGCTGTCTTCTCGGGGTCCCCTGGCTAGTCGCGCGTGGCCTCGCCGATGATGGGTGGCTTCTCAAATCTGAGATCATATGGGCCAAGCCGAACCCCATGCCCGGAGCCGTGACCAAACGGCCCATTGTGAGCCACGAACAAATCTTCATGTTCGCCAAAACCAACGATTACTACCTGGATATTGATCCAGATTGGTCCCGATCTGTTTGGTCGATTCCGGTTGCCCGGGTCAAAGATAGTCATTTCGCAGCCTTCCCCGAAACGCTGGCCCGCAATTGTATCCGCGCGGGGACCTCGGAAAGTGGTACGTGCAATATTTGCGGGACGCCCATAAGTCGGATGGTCAAACGCGAAAGAATCCCAACCCGCCCAGGCAAAAATACCAAAGCAACCGAGGACGCTAAAGTCAGCGGAAACAGAGACGCCCGTCGGCATATTACCAAAGTCGAAACTATCGGGTGGACGCACAATTGCGGGTGCATTGGTTCAGAATGCGGCAGGGTGGCTCCTTCAATCATCCTTGACCCATTCCTCGGTTCCGGGACGACGGCGGTCGCGGCGATTAAGATGGGACGGGATGCCATCGGATGTGAGATCAACCCGGAGTACGCTGAAATCGCCCGTCGCCGGGTAGAAACTGCAAACCAGACCAAAGGATTTTGTTTGTGAGCGAGCGAGCCAAACCTAAGCCATACCAGAAGGACGGCGTCGAGGACATCGAATGTTTCGAAGGTCGCGCCCTACTCGCTGACGAGATGGGCCTCGGCAAAACGCTCCAGGCCCTTTGGTTCCGCGCTAGGAACCCCCAGATCAGCCCAACAGTCATCGTAACGCCCGCTCATCTGAAATACCAATGGGAACGCGAGGCGGCCGTCCACACGGACCTGCGGTATGATATCGCCGAGGGGCGGACCCCGCCCAAACATCCGCACCATCGCCGCGATGGCATCATCATCAATTACGAGATTCTGCATTGGTGGCTCCCGTACATCAAAGAGCATGTCAAGCCGAAATCAGTGTTTTTGGATGAGGTTCACTTCATCAGCAACCCCAAGGCCAAAAGGTCCGCAGCGGTTCGTAAACTCTGCAAAAATATCGATTCAGTAGTGGCGATGTCGGGCACGCCCCTGGTGAACCGCCCGGCCGAACTTTGGCATACTCTTCACGTTATCCGCCCCGACCTATTTCCGTCCTTCTGGTCATTTGCCCACGAATACTGCAAACCGCGATTAAAGCGGTGGGGGTGGGATTTCAGCGGGTCCAACAACCTGCCACAACTTCACAAACTCCTCAAAACCTACCTCATGGTCCGCCGCCTGAAAAGCGACGTGCTGACTGACCTGCCCGCCAAAATCAGGTCGGTAGTTCCCATCGAAATCAGTGACATCGCCGAATATCGACGGGCAACAGACAATTTTTTATCATGGCTCCGGGTCAAAGACGCCGCTGCCGCAGCCCGTGCCCGCAATGCCGAAAAGCTTACCCAGGTCGGGTATCTGCTTCGCCTCGCCGGCAAGCTGAAATGCAAGGCAGCAGTCACCTGGATCAATAATTACCTCACGGAATCCGATGAAAAAATGCTTGTATTTGGTAAGCATCAACAAATGATCCGCGCCCTCGAAAAGAAAATCGACGCAAAACATGTCACCATCGATGGTAACGTAGGGAAGCGCGAGCGACAGAATAGGGTCGATCAGTTCAACGGTGACCCAAACACTCGGGTCCTGATCGGGTCTGAAGCGGCCATAACGGGCCTCAACCTAACGGCGGCCTCGACCGTAATATTCACCGAACTGTTCTGGCGACCGGGCGACCATACCCAGGCCGAGGACCGCATTCACCGGATCGGCCAGGAAAATACATCATGGATATATTACCTAGTCGCCAACGGGACTATTGAAAATAGGCTTTGCGAACTCATCCAGGGTAAGCAAGAGGTGCTGTCATCAGTACTTGACGGGGGCGAAATCACGAACCAGTTATCAGTATTTAGCCAATTAATCGGGGAACTTGAAAATGGGCCAATCACTTCAAATTCACAATCGTGAGTAAAGCAGGACAAGGTTGATTACGTTTGTCGACATCCTACAAGAGGCGGGGGTCCCCATCGCCTCGGGCGACCATCGGCATTCACGCGACGGCTGGCTCCAGATCGACTGCCCTTGGTGCGGACCCAAATCCGGGAAATTTCACCTCGGATATAACCAGAGCGGCCAATACCTAAACTGTTGGCGATGCGGCAAAAAGGATCTCACTAAGACCATTGCGGCCCTTACCGGCAAACCCTGGCAGGCAGCCAAAGAACTGGTCCGCCAAATTCCCCGGGAACGCGGTGCCACGCCGAGGGTCTATGACGGCACACTCATAAATCCACCCGGGGTCCAGCCCCTGCTTGCCGCCCATCAAGACTATCTGGTGGGTCGTAACTTCACCAACTGGCAAGATTTGGTCGCCCTATGGGATATTCAGGGGATTGGTCTATCACCAAAATTGGGCTGGCGGATATTTATCCCAATATTCCATCAGGGTCAGCAGGTTTCATGGACCACCCGCTCCATTGGTGCGGAGGCCCGCCTCCGCTACATCAGCGCCGACCCAAACCATGAAAGTATGTCCCATAAAAAGATCCTCTACGGCGAGGATTATTGTCGGCACGCCGTCATCATAACCGAGGGTCCGCTCGACACATGGGCCATTGGACCCGGCGCCGTTGCGACCCTTGGAACCTCCTACTCACGGGGCCAGCTGGCCGCCCTTGCGAAATACACGGTCCGCGCGATATGCTTCGACGCCGGCGCAGAAGAAACGGCCTCTCGCCTGATGTCTGAGCTACTTCTTTTTCCCGGTGAGACCATCAATATCAGGCTGGAATCGGGAAGCGATCCGGCCTCCGCCGATAAGGAAGAGATACAAGACGTCAGGGACCTAGTTTTCGCCATGTAGGGGATTCTATGAGAAGTAACACACTTCGCCGCTGCACCCAGTGTGACACCCCAACCCGGCTAAATTCAAAGCTATGCGACTCCTGCGACGAGGCCACCTCAGGCGCATATTTGCCATCAGAAGAAGAAATATGGAAAACAGCAGCTGCCATTCGGCCCGCCGATAGGATGCCACAAGGGTATGAAGACCCGGGTCCATACGAAACTGAAATAGTGCCAACAAATCCAAATAAAGCCAAGAAAAATGTGGATAGCCTATGAACGGATTTTTCGAAAATGACGACAAAGAACGGAATTTTTTCCTATGGTCCGCTGAGCGACTCGCCCAATTTATCAGAAGTAAAACCGGCTATTCCCGCGCTATCAGCTGTCGCAAATGGGCCACAGAGCTGCTAAAAATTGAGGCAACGGAACATGAAATTGAAGCGGTTTTATCGTGGTATATCGACAACGCCCGGACCCGCAAACTACCCCAGGTCGCCTCCGCTCGCACCTTTGTGTCCCATTACAAAACAATCAAAACGGCCATGGAGACCACCGCTGACCCCACCGAAATGGCCAGGAAAATTTCCTTCAGGCTCGGCGACCTTCACTGGGGTAAATTCAACCGAAAAGATGAACTGAAGACCATCCAATTATCCCTCGACCGGTACAGGGCCTGGCGGGATGAACTAGCCACATTTTGCGAATCTTCCGATAATTGGATGCGAGGTCTCGGCCTTTACGTCCATAGCCTGGCGCCGCCTGCCGATCTATTTGTAGAGCAGTGGATGGTATATTCCCACCGGATTTTCACAACAATTGCCCGGGCATTTAGGGGTGACCTCACCAATCTTGCATTCTCAGCATCAAACCCAAGATTCACGGAAATGTGCGAAATGTGGGCCATGGAATACATGGGTCCCGGCGATCATTGGCTCCAACTGAAACGATTGATGTATGAGAGTCGACAGACGGTCGGGGGATGATGAACGCCGGATTCTGACGGCGATGATTCTGGATAGGTCCACTCTCAGTACGATATCCTCCAAATGGTCAGCGGGGATGTTCGAATCCCCCTGGGCCAATCTCATCGGCCAGTGGTGCGTCGATTATGTCCGTCAGTACGAGACGCCGCCCGGCGCCCTCATCCAGTCGATCTTCACCGCCTGGGCGGACAAGGGCGGTAAGGACGAAGCCACCGTAGACATGATTTCCCGGTTCCTAGACGGGCTGTCCCGGGAACACGGCGAGGATGAAATAAACAGCGAGTACGTGGTAGACCTCGCATCCCGCCATTTTAATAAGGTCAAGATTCGAAGCCTAATCGACCTCGCCCGCGATGACCTCGATGCCGGGGATGTGGATGCCGCCGCCAACGAAATTATGGGGTTCGGTAGGGTCGAGCTCGGGGCGGGGGCCTGCGTAGACATATTTCAGGACAAGGCGGCGATCCAGACGGCCTTTGAAGAATCGTCTGAAGGGATTGTCAAGTATGATGGACCGCTCGGGGAGTTTCTGAACCCGATGCTGATCCGGGATGCCCTGGTCAGTTTCCTGGCGCCGCCTAAGGCGGGCAAGACCTTCCTGCTACTCGACCTCGCATTCCGCGCCGCCATCCAACGGAAGCGGGTCGCCTTTTTCGAGGTAGGCGACATGTCGCAGAACCAAATCATCAAACGGTTCATGGCGAGGATCGCCCGCCACCCGATCCTGCCCCAGCTAGCTCGCCGGCCCACTTCGATGAAGCGGGACGAGGACGGGCTAATGACCGTGAAGCACGCCGAGAAGTATTTCGACACCGGGCTCAACTGGAAGTCTGCGTGGGAGGCCGCCCAGGCGGTCCAAACGAAGCAGATCCGGTCGGCGGCGTCCTACCTCAAGCTTTGCGTCGAGCCGAACTCATCCATCACGGTGAAGGGCATCGAAACCACCCTGAAAAATTGGGAGCGGGACGGCTGGGTTCCTGATGTGGTGGTCATCGATTACGCCGACATCCTTGCGCCGCCGCCCGGGGTCCGGGACGGCCGTGAGCAGATCATCATGACATGGCGACACCTACGCGCCCTCAGCCAAACCCTACATTGCCTCGTAGTTACGGCCACGCAGTCGGACGCCGAGGGCATGAATACGGGGACCCTTGGGATGCGGAACTTCAGCGGGTCGATGCTCAAACTCGCCGAGGCCTCCGGGGTCATTGATATCAACCAGACGCCGCGCGAAAAGGAAATGGACCTAATCCGCCTGAACTCCATCGTTGCGAGGGAGAATGAAAACACCCCGTCGCGATGTGTTCACGTGGCGGGGTGTCGGCCTATTGCGGATCTCTGCTTGCTCAGTTCATGGTAGTCAGCGGTTGATTGCCGGTCTGTGGCCGTTTTTCACGGGTTCAGGTTTCCGGACAAAAACCTCGATTAATTCGTACAATTCGACCCGCAGTACGGTTTCACACTTCAAGGCCTCCATCGCCTTTTCTTCGGCTTCTTCCCCATGATCGGCGAATTCATCTTCAGCTTCGTAATGAACTTCCTGTCCGCTCAGTAGGTGGGTGATTTCTAGTCTGTACATTACTGACTCGCGGCGTTACGAAACCGGAGTACACGACGACACTTCTCTGTTGATCACCTCCAAGGTGGAGATGGTTTGCTCTGAAACCGTCTCGCCCTGATTGGCTAGGATATGCGCTTCTTCCACGCTATCCGCCTCCACGGTATAGCGACGCCGCAGTACGACGGTTTCATATACCTGGCATTCAAACCTCATTTTGCTTCCTCCGTCGGGCCATACGACAGCCCGGACATGATCTTTGATGGTTTCTTCGGCGGCAGGTTTAACATCCCAATCGTTAGGGTTGTTTTTGGGCGTGAACAGTAGCATCCGCCCGCCCGTCAGTCGCGCCGCTTTGAGGGCAAGCCCCCAGGCTTTTTGCTTTGTCATTTGGCCGCCTCAGCGTTAAAGGTTCCATCCGGTCGGATCGTGCCGTTTTCCCAATGTTTATTTTTGGCATAGATCATCGGTAGTCCCTTTCGATTTTTTCGCATTCACGGGCTTCAGACAGCGTCC